CCGCTTTGCATATGACCGCAATTTACCATAGGGGGCGTTTGAATTACATGAAAGCAAAAAAAATATGACAGGGCCAACACCGAAGCCAACTGAACTCAAGCGTGCATTGGGAAACCCAGGCAAGCGCAAACTGCCTGATGTGAGCAATGTTATTGCGCTTCCGCGTGTTGATGACAAGCCACCTGCGCAGCTTTCAAAGGGCGCAAAGAAACTTTGGACAGATATTCGTGCAATGGCTCCGTGGATTGCAAACTCAGATGGCATCGCTTTAATTGAACTATGCGAAAAGTTTGATCGCAAAACTTACCTTGCCAAAAAGTTGAAAGAAACAGAGTATGTGCTTTTCACAGATAAAGGCTATGCCTATGCAAACCCACTTGTGGGAATGATCAGTACAACCGAGAATGAGATTTTGAAACTTCTGTCAGTTCTAGGTTTGACACCTTCTGATCGAAGCAAGTTGGGGGTTGCAGAAGTTAAGGTTCGAAGCAAGTTAGACGAACTACTTTCGCAAAAGCGCAATGTCTGAAAAGTCTTGGCCGCCACGATGGTTGACTGAAGTTCCACTTGATGAACAACTTCGCGGTGACGGTGACTTGTATGCCGACTTTGCCGAAACAGTTTGTCGAGTGACAAAGGATTCGGTCGCATCGCCTGCCGGCAAGTTGCTATCGCTTCGCCCCTGGCAACGCGAGTTGCTTCGTCACGCATTAGCTCGCCGTGAAGATGGAAGATTCCGTCATCGCACCGCCCTTGTTGGAATGGCACGCAAGAATGGCAAGTCTGCATTGGCTGCTTCAATGGGTCTTGCAGGTCTAACAGTTGGCGGCAACGGTTCAGAAATTTATTCGTGTGCAGCAGACCGCGATCAAGCGCGAATTGTATTTGGCACCGCCAAGCGAATGATTGAGTTGGATCAAGAACTCTCATCCATGTTCACGCTCTACCGCGATGCAATTGAGTTCAAAGAAAAGGCATCTGTCTATCGAGTGCTTTCGGCAGAGGCTTACACAAAAGAAGGTTTGAACCCTTCACCGCTTGTAATCTTTGATGAGGTTCACGCACAACCGAGCTGGGATTTATGGAACACACTCTCACTTGCAGGTGGCGCACGAGCTGATTCATTGCTCTTTGGAATCACAACGGCAGGTGTGAAAACACAAGCCAATGGTCAAGACTCACTTTGCTATTCTCTCTACCAATACGGACAGAGAATCGTCAAAGAAGAAGTTCAAGACAAATCATTTTTCTTTGCATGGTGGGAACCTACAAAACCCGAAGGCGATCACCGTGACAAAAGCCTTTGGGCCGAAGCCAACCCCGGTCTCGGCGACATCGTTGATTTAGGCGATTTTGAAAGCGCCGTGTTGCGAACACCCGAAGCTGAATTTAGAACTAAGCGAATCAATTGCTTTGTCAGCACCTCTGTTGCATGGTTGCCAACAGGATCATGGGAAGCAATAGAAGATAAAACAAGAGTTCCAATACCTGGCGAAGAAGTCGTTCTTGCATTTGATGGCAGTTTCTCCAATGACTCAACTGCCTTGGTGCAATGGTCACTTGGCGGTGAGAAGCCACACTTGAGCGTGATTGGGTTATGGGAAAGACCCGAAGATGCTGAACAAGGATGGTATGTACCAATTGCCGAAGTCGAACAAACAATCATCGGAACTGCACGAGATAATCGAATTGATGTGCGCGAGATTGTTTTCGACCCTGCCAGATGGAACCGAACCTTTATGGTTCTTGATGAAGAAGGACTCCCCGTTGTCGCCTACCCCAACAGCGCAGAGCGAATGGTTCCTGCAACACAAAAGTTCTACGAAGGCGTTGTCAATCAGTCATTCACTCACGATGGTGATGAGCGCCTTGCACGGCACATCGCAAACTGTGTCACGAAACAATCATCACGAGGTGTGATGGTGGCAAAGGCAAGTTCTCGCCGTAAGGTGGATGCTGCCGTTGCTTCAATCTTTGGTTATGACAGAGCTACCCAACCTGCGCCACCAAAGCCACCAACTGCACGATATTTTTCTATCCAAGTCTAAGGAGATCAATGAACTTCTTGAAGAAGATTGATTATGCACTCATCATTGAGGTCATCGGTGTCTCTTTGGTAACAAGTGGGCTTTGGATGCTTTCCGTACCTGTGGCATTGATTGCGCTCGGCGGATTTCTAGTATGGGCAACAGAAAAGGTTGACAAATGAGTTTGAGCAAGAGACTGCGCGGAATAGCAGAGAATAGAGCCAACAACAGTCAATGGGTTGAGCCAATCATTCCTGGTCGCCCTGCATATATGGCACCTTCAGGAATTGATGTAACTGCCGACAGCGCAATCCGTATGTCAACAGTTTATGCTTGCGTTCGCCTTCTCGGTGACACAATTAGCTCGCTTCCACTTGGCGCTTATGTGCGCAGAGGTCGCGCTCGCATTTCTTATGCAGCAGCTTATGGTGAAACTCCATATTGGGTGAATACTCCCAATCCTGAAACATCACGAATTGAATTTTATGAGCAAGTGATCTCATCGTTGAACATCCACGGAAACGCCTTTGTCTTGACTGTACGCGATGATAACAACGAGGTTGTGGAAGTTTATTGCCTCAACCCTGATGATGTCAGAATTCGCCGCCTGCGCCCTAATGAACCCCTTGTGTACGAGGTTCAGACACGCGATGAGCAGGGTGCATATACTCAAATTCTTACTAAGAATGAAATGCTTCACATCCCATTGTTCAGACTTCCCGGCTCGCACTATGGTCTCGGCCCAATCGCTGCTGCTAGACTAACAATCGGCGCTGCAATGGCAGCCGATACTTATGCAGCAGCATACTTCGGCAATGCAGCCAATCCCGGCGGAGTTATCGAAGTTCCTGGCGAACTAACAGAAGAACAGGCGCAAGATATTGGGCGCGATTGGAACATCACCCACACAGGGCCATACCGTGCAGGAAAAATTGGCGTGCTTTCAGGTGGTGCTTCATTCAAGCCATTGACTTTGAACGCTCAAGATGCACAGTTGCTCGACACACGCCGATTCAATGTGGAAGATATTGCTCGATTGTTCCGCGTTCCGATCAGCCTTTTGGGTCATCCAGTAGCAGGTGCGATGTCATTTGCATCCGTTGAAGCACAAAATCTTTCATTTGTTCAGCACTCATTGCGCCCATTACTTGAGCGTTTAGAACAATCATTCAGCACTTTACTTCCTGAATCTGATGGTTTCATCAAGTTTAATCTTGATGCTTTGCTAAGAGGCACAACTCTTGAACGATTTGAAGCCTACACAAAGGGCTTGCGTGAAGGTTTCTTGAGCCTCAACGATGTTCATGCAATGGAAGATATGGCACCGATCCCTGATGGTGACAACTATCGCGTGCCATTGCAAAACATTGATGCAAGTGATGCAAAAGATGTTGGTGTCAAGCTACGTGCAGAAATCGTTACACAACTCGTTCAAGTCGGCTACAACCCTGAAGAGGTATTGGCTGCAATTGGATTGCCACCTATGGCACACACAGGCGTTCCTTCAAGTCAGTTGCAACCTGTTGCTCAAATTGACCCACTTGATCCTTCATCGGTTTATGAGGTTGAGTGATGCCGTATTTCATCAGCGATAAACAAAGCGATTGTTCAGGTTGGGCAACTGTCAAAGAAGAAACTGATGGCTCATATACAACAATTGGTTGTCACGAAAACAAGCAAGATGCAATTGATCAAATGGTCGCAGTATCTATCTCAGAGGATATGGAACCAGGTGGGGAAATCAACACTCGCGCAGTAGATTTGAGCGTTCCTTCTTTCATTCGTGAAAATGCTCAACGAGGTTTGAAATACCTTGAAGAAGGTTTTGGGGGCGATGGTTTAACTGAAGGCACAAAGCGTGAAGCACGCGAAATGGCAGCAGGTCGAATTACCGAAAACAAAGTTCGCAAGATGGCACCGTGGTTCGCTCGCCATCAAGTAGATGGACAAGCACCAAAAAACAGCGATCCTTCAGACCCACAGTACCCAGGCGCAGGTCTTGTTGCTTGGTTGTTATGGGGTGGAGATTCCAACTTTTCTGACAGGGCGCAAAATTGGGCGCAACGCAAGATTGATGCGCTCGATGCCGAATCTGATTCAAGGAGCAAAATGAAAAAAATTGAACGCCGCACATTCACCGTGCGAGATGTTGAAGCACGTCAAGCCGAAGATGGAACAATGCGCCTTTCAGGATATGCAGCCGTGTTTAATGATTCAAGCGTTCCACTTCCTTTCAAGGAAAGCATCGCACCGGGAGCCTTTCGCAAGACACTCAGCGAAACACCTGATGTTAGATTATTGATTAACCATTCTGGATTACCTCTCGCCAGAACCAAAAACGGCACTCTTACACTTACCGAAGATGATCGCGGTTTGTATATGGATGCAACAATTGCAGACACATCAGAGGGGCGCGACCTTTACAAGTTGGTTGAGCGCGGAGATGTTGACCAAATGTCTTTTGCTTTCCGTGTGATTCGTCAGAAGTGGTCAGATGATAGAAGCCAACGTGTTCTCACAGAGGTTTCACTTGCAGATGGCGATGTCTCAGTCGTCACATATCCTGCTTATCCAACAACAAGTGTTGAAGCACGAGAGGCATTACAAAATGCCATAGATGCAATCAAAGAAGGTCGTGAAGTTACCGGTGAATCTTTGATCGTCTTAAAAACAATTTTTGATGATTTGAGCGAAGGTCATGAATACATCATGAAAGCCGTTGAAATGATGGCAATACTCACAGGCGCAGAAGGTGAAATTGAAGAAGAATCACGCGAAAATGTGGGTGACTTTGTTGAATGGGATTCAAGCGGTGGTACTGCTAAAGGTCGCATTGAACACATTATGGAAGAAGGCGTGTTAGGTATTCCAGGAACAGAATTCAGCATCACAGCCGAAGAGGGCGATCCTGCCGTTTTGATTCGTGTCTATGAAGAATATCGTGATGGATACCGACCAACAGAAACTTTGGTTGGTCACAAAATGTCTGAACTTCGTTACATTGAACCACTACCTGAAGCAACCGAAGAAGAAGGTCGCAAGATTTCTCTTCGCTTAGCACAGGCAATCGTTAACCGCACAAAATAAGTTTCTGTCAGCAATCTGACAGATCGAAGTCGGAGCGAGACTCACACCCTGCAAGCGCCGTGAGAAGCATCGCCACCACCTCACTTCCAAAATAACAAACTCACAAGGAGACCAAATGTCATATTTTGACAAAGTAGTTGAGCGCCGTGATGCAGTAAAGGCAGAAATGGATGCAGTTCTTGAGGCAGTCGCTTCAGAGGATCGCACCGACCTTACTGTTGAGGAAACCGAGAAGGTTGATGCTCTCGTAGAAGAAGCACGCTCACTAGATTCAAAGATCGAAAAGCTAAAGGCACAGGCAGATGCAGATGCAAAGGCATCTGAAATTCGCTCATCAGTTGCAGCAGTTGCAACACCACGAGTTGGTGGAACAACAGTTACACGCGAATCACGCACATACTCAGAGCGTTCAGATTCATCATTCTTCAAGGATGCTTACAACGCACAGTTCAAGTCAGACTTCACAGCACAGGATCGTCTTGCTCGCCATATGCGCGAAGAAGAGATTGAGCGCCGCGATGTTGGAACTGCACAGTTCGAAGGTCTTGTAATTCCACAGTACCTCATTGATCTAGCAGCACCACTTGCTCGTGCAGGTCGCCCATTCGCAGACTTTGCAACAAACAAGATGACACTTCCACCATCTGGTATGACCCTGAATATCTCTCGCATGACAACAGGATCATCAACAGCCGTACAGGTTACACAGAACGATGCAGTATCAGAGACAGATGTTGACGATACATTGCTGACTGTGAATGTTCGTACAATTGCAGGACAGCAAGACCTATCACGCCAAGCGATTGAGCGTGGAACAGGCATTGATGTTTTCGTTGCAGCAGACTTGATCAAGTCATGGCACACAACACTTGATTCACAAATCCTAAATGGTGCAGGTACAGCCGGCACAATCAAGGGCCTTCGTGCATCAGGCGGAAACGCAATCACATTCACATCAACAGCACCAACAGTTGGTCTGCTATATCCAAAGCTCGCAGATGCGATCCAACAGATTCAGACAAACTCATTCACAAACCCAACACACTTCATCATGCACCCACGCCGCCTTGCATTCTTGCTTGCAGCAGTTGACAGCACAAACCGCCCATTGGTAGTGCCAGCGGCTAACGGCCCAATGAATGCAGCAGGTGTTGGAACAGGTGGTTCTGCATATGGAAACTCTGGCTATCAGATGATGGGTCTCCCAATCATTACTGATGCAAATGTTGGAACTACATACGGAACAACAACAAACCAGGATGAAATCTATGTTGTCAACGCAGGTGAATCTCACCTTTGGGAACAACCAGGATCACCATTCACACTTCGTTATGATGCAACAGGTGCAGGCAGCCTGACAATCAAGACTGTTGTATATGGCTACGCAGCCTATACCGCAGAGCGCTACCCACTAGCAGCATCAATCATCTCAGGAACCGGATTGTCGGCACCTAGCTTCTAAAGATAGAAGCATCAACCTTCTAATTTGAAGGTTCTTTAATAGTGTGAAGAGTGGGTAGGACTCCCCCGACTTACCCACTCTTCACCTCTAAGATTCGGGGGAATCAATGAAAACAGGTCACACAGTTGCAATCGGGTCTTGCGACCCAGGAATGGTCAACGGCGCTTTTGCGTACAGACTGATTCAACTTGCAGGAGCTAGAAATTCAAAACTCGGCCCATTCATAAGAATCAAGGGTTCGGGTCTTTTATCTAAGCAACGCAATCGTCTTGTCAAACAATTTTTAGAAATGACAGATTCAGATTGGTTGTTAATGTTGGACAGCGATGAGCAACTTTCAGTTGAGGCATTTGATGCTTTATGCAATACAGCGCATGACAAAGAACGCCCTGTTGTTGCAGGATTAGTCTTTGCAGGTTTCGGTGTTCCTGGCAAAACTTATCCAAAACCTGTTCCTGCAATTTTTCAGGATTCACCACAAGGATTCTTGCCCTTGTATAAATATGACAGGAACTCAATTTTTGAAATAGATGCAGCAGGTACAGGCTGCTTAATGATTCACAGAAGCGTGTTGGAAAAGATGCGCGAAGTTGCAGACCCAAATCAAGGCACAGATTGGTGTTGGTTTTGGGATGGGCCTGTCAACGGAGAATGGATTGGTGAGGATTTACTTTTCTCACGAAGAATCAAATCACTTGGCTATCCAATCCATGTGAACACTTCAGTAATACTTCCGCACCAAAAGTCGTTTTGGTTAGATGAAAGTCATCACGAAGCATGGAAAGACTAAAGAAACTTCTTCGCAGAAAGCCGAAAGAAACGGCAACTGCGGAGCCACAATTAGAACGAGCAATCCTGCCGAAAGCAGAAAAGAGGATAAAGCGTGGCGATCACTAACGGTTACTCCACACTTGCCGAGTTGAAGGCAGCATTGACAATCAGCGATTCAACAGATGATGCAGCTCTTGAAGCAGCCATCAACGCAACGAGTCGAATGATTGATGACTACACAGGGCGATTCTTCTATCAAGACGGAACTCAACAAGCACCTGTTGCTCGCTATTACACCGCCCTTGATCCGTGGACAATGAATGTTGATGACATCACCACAATCACACAGATTGCAACTGATGACAACTTCAATCAAACTTGGGATACGGTATGGTCAACAAGTGATTTCATGGTTGAACCCATCAACAATCCACGAAGAGGGTGGCCTTTCACGCGAATCCTTGCAATCGGTCGTTATGTGTGGCCTTACTACTTGCCACAGGCTTGCAAAATCACAGGCATTTGGGGTTGGAGCGCGGTTCCTTATGAGGTGCAGTCAGCTTGCTTGATTCAATCTTCAAGAATCTTTGTTCGCCGACAATCACCATTTGGAATCGCAGGAACCCCTGAACTTGGAACTGTCAGACTTACTTCACGCCTTGATCCTGATGTTGAAGCCTTGCTTCGACCTTTCCGCAAGAACAATGGGTTGGCTAAATAATGAACCCAAGTCAAGTTCGAGATGGTCTTAAAACACGACTGCAAACAATTACAGGCTTACGAGCCTATGATTTGATTCCTGACACGGTAGTTCCGCCCTGTGCCGTAGTAGGACAATTGGATTTCACATTTGATATCAACAATGCTCGCGGTCTTGACCAAGCGCAGGTTGATGTCCTTGTGATTGTGCAACGCTTTTCAGAGCGTGCTGGACAGGACAAACTTGATTCATACCTTGCAGGTTCAGGATCAACTTCCATAAAAGCAGCAATTGAAGGTGATCGCACTCTTGGGGGAACAGTCAACACCTTGCGAGTTACAGGTGCAGAAGCAGGTACTTATGATTCACAGGGAGTCACATTTCTTTCCTATCGTTACAGAATTACGATGTGGGGATAAGGAGAATCAATGGCATACATCGTCACTTCAGATCGAGAAGTCTGCGGAAAGACCACAGGCGATATACTTACAGTAAAAGAATTGCAAGATGCAGGAGTCAGCGCAGAAAATCTGATTGCTGGAAACCACATTAAAGCAAGCAACACAACACAAGAAACCCCATCCATCAAAACCGAAATAAAAGAAGGAGCGACTAACTAATGCCGCGCATAGTTCTTACCAACGCATTCGTCTCCGTCGGCGGAGTTGACTTGAGCAATACGGTCACATCCGTAACACTCAACTCAACCTATGACGTAGTCGAAACAACAGGATTCTCATCATCACCCGTAAAGACACGCATTTCTGGTCTTGTAGATAATTCAATAACACTAGAATTCCAACAGGATTACGCAACATCTCAAGTTGAACAAACAATCTATCCACTTCTCGGAACAGCATCAACAGTAATTGTTAAGCCAAATGGTTCAACTACAGGTGCATTCAATCCAAGCTACACCTGTTCTGCTATCATTTCAGAGTGGACTCCGATCAACGGAGCCGTAGGTGAATTGGCCACAGCATCAGTTACTTGGCCAATCAGCGGAGCAATCACTAAGGCGGTCGTATAATGCCAAGACTTGTACTCACAAACGCATCTGTTGTCGTTGCAAGCACAGATTTGAGTCAATACATCACTAGCATCAGTCTCAATACAACATATGACATCGTTGAGACAACTGCATTTGGAAACACAGCAAAGACACGCATTGCTGGATTAGCAGATAATTCTGTGACATTTGAATTCAATCAGGATTATGCAACATCTGCACTAGAGCAAACAATTTATCCGTTACTTGGAACAGCAGCGACAGTCGTTGCTAAGCCAGTAGCAGGAACAACAACAACAATCAATCCGCAATACACATTCTCAGCTCTAATTTCAGAATGGACACCTCTTAATGGCTCCGTTGGCGAATTAGCAACTGCAAGTGTGACTTGGCCGATCTCCGGCGCAATTACCAAAGCAACATCCTAAAGAAAACAGGGGGAAACAAAGATGGATGGACTCAATATCAAAGTTAAGACGACTGATGGCGTGGATAAAACGTTCTCATTACGCCCGCGCATCATCGTTGATTTTGAACAGAAATATGGAAAAGGTCTAGCAAAACTCATCGGTGAAGAACAGAAACTAGAACATATCTATTACCTGGGTTGGCTTGCACTTAAATCAAACGGACACGTTGTAAAACCATTTGGGCCTGAATTCTTGGATACACTTGAATCGGTATCTTTGGACTCAAACCCAAATTTCGAATCCACAGAGACAGTCTGACTTATTCGTTAGCAGCAGTTTCTGTGGAGACAGGCATATCTCCAATTGATTTGCTTGATGCTCCTGATGGCATACTTGAAGCAATAGTCATATACATGAAAGAACGAGCGAAGGCGCGAAGCAAGTAATGGCGGAAATCAATTACAAAATTGTGATGCAAGGTTTAACCGAAAACATCATCGCTCTTGAACGCTTCGCGCCTGACCTCAAAAGAGAATTAAACAAAGAAATTCGTGGCATTCTTGCACCGATTGTTGTTGAGGCAAAAGGCTATCTTCCAAGCAATGATCAAATCCATCCTTCAGGATGGCAAAAAGGCGGCTTCAAAAGATTCAATGGAGTCGGCCCGTTATCGCCGGATCAAACTCGCGGTTTCATTGCTTACGATGCCGAACGAGCTAAGGCAGGAATCAAACAAACTGCTGCAACCATCAAAAAAGACGGCAGCGGTTTTCGTAACACTTACGGAGTCATTCAGCGTGACCCAGGTGGAGCAATCTTTGAAACGGCAGGTCGAGGAAGTGCGGCATCACGCTCACGAAGCAAGACAAGCCGTTCACGCAATCCACAGGCTTCACAACATTTTATTGGCGTGATTCAAAGAGAACATGGCGTTTTGCCAACTGCTCGTGGGGATGGCAAAGATAAAGGTCGCGCACTTATCCGTGCAGTTGATAACAATAGATATAAAGCATTACGAGGAATTAAAGAAGCCGTTGACAGAGCCTCTGAAAAAGCACAGAGGCGTGTTGATGCCATAGTCGGTTTTAGAGAGGTGTAAATCGTGTCAATTGTTGAGCGCATAATCACCGTCTATAATGACAAAGGTTCAAAGCAAGCAGTCAAAGACCTCAAGAATCTTGAAGCAAAATTTATTGATTCAGGAAAGAAAATTGGAAAAGCCTTTGGCGTTGCAACAATTGCAGTTGGCGCTTTTGCAACAAAAGTTGGAATTGATGCAGTCAAAGGTGCAATTGAGGATCAGAAGTCACAGGCACTTCTTGCCAATTCCTTGCGCAACACAACAGGTGCAACCGATGATGCAATCAAAGCTGTTGAAGATTATATTTCAGCACAACAGATGCTTGTCGCTGTATCTGACACAGAACTTCGTCAGAGTCTTATTACACTCACCACAGCAACAGGTGATTTGACACAGGCACAGGCTCTTCAGAATGTTGCATTAGATACCGCAGCCGGCACAACAAAAGATTTGCAGACTGTTTCCTTAGCAATTGCAAAGGCATATAACGGGAACATTGGCGCACTCACAAAACTTGGCGTGAACATTGACAAAACAATTGTCAAAAATAAAGATTTCAAGGCAGCAGTAGATGCCTTAACAAAAGCCTATGGTGGAGCAGCAATCACCGCAGCAGATAGTCTTGAAGGTCGCTTAAAGTTACTTCAAATTGCATATGGTGAAATTCTTGAGACTTTGGGATATGCCCTTCTTCCTGTTGTTCAAGAATTTGCAGAATATATTGTTTCTGATGTTCTTCCTGTGCTTGAAATGTGGATCAACACAAATAAAGATGAACTTGCAGCAGGTTTGAGAGATGTTGGCAATGTTCTTGTTACAGTTGCAAAAGGCTTGGCAGGATTCTTCAAAGTCATCTCTGACAATTTAGAGGTTGTCAAAGCATTTGCAGCAATCTTTGTCGGTGCAAAATTGGCATCAGGAATTTATGCCATTGTCACCGCCGTTGGTCTTTTACGATCAGCCTTTGTTGGGCAGGCAGCAGCAGCAACCGCCGCAGGCACGGCAACCGCGTTTGCCACAGGCGGTGCTTCGGCAATCGCAGCAGCAGCAGCCATTGGAACTTTTGTTGCAGCATCAGGTGCTGCATATATTGCTATCAATAAAATGACAGCGGCGACCGATAAGGGTTCAACGTCAACTCAGGTATATAACTCACATCTGATTGAACTCAATGAATTTGCAAAGCAGGTTGCAGCAGCCAACATCAAGAACAACAAGATCGTCACAACTACAACAAAAAACACAAAACTTCTTACTGCTGCTGAAAAGAAAGCCGCAGAAATGCGTGCTGCAATCAAAAAAGCAGGTCTTGACAAATTTGGCATCAAAAATGTTTCAGATACAGACCCAATTCAGCTTGAAGCAGCACGCCTAAATCTTCTCAAGCAAGGCAATCTTGAAGAGCAACGCCGACTTGCAGCAATCATTGAAAATATGAATGCTCAAATGAAGGCAAATGAAGCAGTTCAGCGATATGTTGATTTGCTTGGAGTTGTTGCAGATCAAAAAATTTCAGATCAAGAAGTTGTCCTTCTATCCCTCAAATGGGGAATCAGCCAAGAAGCAGTTGTTGCTTACACAACTGCCATTTTTGCAGTCAATGATGCAAAACTTTCAACACAAGAAATTGAACTGCTTGCAAAGCAATGGGGAGTTACCAAGCAACAAGCAGAGATGTATCTTGACTTCTTCAAGGCGATCAACGATGGCAAACTAGATCAAACCGAAGTTAATGCTTTGATGGACAAGTGGAAACTGACCAGCAAAGAAGTTTCAGATTATGCTAAGAAAATTTCTGAAGGTGTAACTCCATCTGATTTGTGGCCTACACCTGGCAATCAGGCAGAAAAGTCTTGGAAAGATGCCCTTGCAGCCCTCAATGCCTATATTGAAGCTGTTGGAGTAAAACTTGCGCCAACGGCACCGACGGCACCGACGGCGCCTAAGGTTCTAGGAGTGACACCATCGGCAATTGAAGCATTGACGCCAGCAGAAGCAGAGAAACTTTTATCAACAATGCCATCTAGCGTTGCAACGACACTAACTCCTGCGCAAATTTCAGGAATGCGTTATGCGGCGCAAGGAGCAGCACAATATCAAAAAATGCTTGATTCAATTGCACTCACCAATCCAATGGCACAGTCATCCCTTGAGTCTGGACTTGCAGGTGGAGCATCTCTTAGCGCATCTATTTCAGGCTCACGGTATGCAGCCCAAGCAGCAGCACAATATGGTGCAGGGGCAACCATAAATGTCACCGTTCAGGGCAATGTGACAACCGAGAAAGACTTAATCACAACTGTTCGGGATGGATTGCTTCAGGCGCAAAATAGCGGTCAGACAATTCTCAAAGATGCGACGACACTATAATGGCAGGTATTCCACAACTCGGAGTCACAATTGACTTTACAAATGGGCCAGCATTTGTTTCCACAGCCTTCACTTTAGATGACGTGGTAAAGGGCATATTGGGAACAGGGCAACTTGCAGATGCCGACGATTCAATCGATGTTTCACCCATCGTATTACGAGCATCGATTCGACGAGGCCGAAACAGAATTCTCAGTAAATTTGAAGCAGGAACAGCCACCGTTGAGCTACTCGATGAAACAGGCGACTTCAATCCTGCTAATACATCAGGGCCTTATTACGGCAAACTCATTCCACTTCGAAAAATTCGAATTTATGCCGATTACGAAGGCATTCGTTATTACCTGTATTCAGGATTCATCACGAGTTATGACACGACATTTGCTCTCGGCATAAATGAAGCATCACGAGTCATTCTCAATTGCGTTGATGGCTTCCGACTTCTCAATAACATCGCAATTACTAGCGTGCCAGGAACAAGCGCAGGTCAACTTAGTGGCGCACGCATAGGAAACTTGCTCGATCTTGTGGATTGGCCAGCATCTCAACGAGACATCAATGCAGGAGATAGCACCCTTCAAGCAGACCCAGGAACATCTCGAAACTTGCTTGATGCAATTCAAACTGTAGAAAACAGCGAATTTGGTGGGTTCTTTATAGATGCAGAAGGAAATGCAACCTTTTACTCAAGAACCACAGTCAGCCTATTTGCAGACACAACACCGACAAATTTCAGCGATGATGGAACTCAAATCGAATATCAGCAGATTGATTTAGCTTTTGACGATACCTTGATTGTGAACAATGTCTCGGTCACTAGACTCAATGGAACTAGCCAAATCGTCTCAGATCAGACATCGATTGACAACTACTTTATCCACTCAGGCAAACGAGATGGAATCCTAGTTCAGACAGATGCCGAATCACTCGATCAGGCAAGTATGATTTTGCAAGCTAGAAAAGACTCTCTAGTTCGCATCGATTCCATGACCCTGAATCTAGTTGACCCAGATCAACAGGCACGAAATATCGCAGGCTTGAACCTTGAAATCTTCGACCTCGTCAACATCACCAAGACGATGCCAGGAGCCACATCAATCACCAGGGAATTGTTCGTACAGGGTTTGCAGCACGACATAACAAAAACGACATTCACCACTAAGATACTGACGAGCGAACCGATTATCCAAGCGTTCATCCTCGACAGTTCAACGCAAGGAATTCTGGACGTTACAGGCGTTCTCAGTTACTAACAAGGAGAAATCATGGCAGGAGCAGGGTACAAGTTATTCGCAACAGGAGATGTGCTGACAGCAGCACAAGTCAACACTTACCTGATGCAACAGAGCGTGATGGTCTTCGCATCTGCAACAGCTCGCAATACCGCACTATCCGGAGTTGTTTCAGAAGGAATGGTCGCCTATTTATTGGATACCAATGATGTCACAATTTATGATGGAACAACTTGGAACTCATTTGGCTCTGGTGACATCACAGGAGTCACAGCAGGAACAGGATTAACAGGTGGCGGCACAAGTGGAACCGTAACTCTCACACTTGATACAACAGTACCAGTCGGTTATGCGACAACAGCAACAGCAGCAGGAACAACAACGCTGACAGCAGCAAGCGCACATTTTCAGTTCTTCACAGGAACAACCACACAGACAATCGTGCTGCCTGTCACTTCAACATTGGCTTTAGGCGAAGCGTTCATAATTCATAACAACAGCACAGGAGCGTTGACAGTTCAATCATCAGGTCTCAACACCGTGGTGACAATTCCGGCTGGAAACACTTATATGATCACGTGCATCCTTACATCAGGAACGACAGCGGCTTCATGGGATGCAGATTTCACAGGAACAACATCAACCACAGGAAGCGGCGCAACGGTACTTGCAACAAGCCCAACATTGACAACACCCAACATTGGTGTGGCAACTGGAACTTCTTTCAATAGCATTACTGGACTCAGTTCAACAACTCCTGTGGTGAATGGAACCGCTGCGGTAGGAACGGCAACAACAACTGCTCGCGCAGATCACGTTCACCCAACTGATACATCAAGAGCTGCAACATCAGGAACTTTAGCTCAATTTGCTGCAACTACTTCAGCACAGTTAGCAGGAGTGATTTCAGACGAAACAGGTTCAGGTGCCTTAGTATTTGCAGCAAGCCCAACCCTGACTGGTACTGTTACATTAGGAACGGCAGCAAATCTGACACAAACAGGAACAAATAGTGTAGGATCACTTACAGACAATATATTCATTGACTTGATGGGAGCATGGTAAATGCCAGCAACACCGAAACCTTTATTTCGCGGAGCAGCGACAACAACGACAACGACAGTTTTGTACACTGTTCCAGCCTCAACCACTACTATCGTAAGCAACATTGCTATCACTAACACTGCTGCTTCTGCTGCAACATTTACTCTTGGTATGGGTACTGCTGGTTCAAATACTGCATTACAAACAACAACCGCTATTGCTGCAAACGCAACTGTTTATATTGACCTAAAACAAGCACTTACCGCTACACAAACAATCACAGGTGGCGCAAGCGCGGTAACAGTTTCATTCCACGTCTCAGGCGTAGAAATCGTATAAGGGGTATAAATCATGGGTTCATCACAAGTACCTGCCGCTGGCACACCTGCTTTAACGCTTCAACAAACAATAACTTCTACTGGAACTTTTACAATTCCTACAAGTGCTCAAACAAACTATCTTTATGTTCTTGGCGGTGGCGGTTCAGGCGGTTCTGACCCAAACAACGGAGTTTACAACACAGGCAGCGGTGGTGGCGGTGCTGGAACTTTACTTAAAGTTGTAAATCTTCAGCCCGGAACTTATGTTTGCACTATCGGAGCAGGTGGAACGGCAGTTACAGGCGCAACTGGTAATACTGGCGGAACAACATCGATAACCAACATTTGTCTTGCTGTTGGCGGTGGCGGTGGTGCTTCTGGTAATAATACTGGTGCTCAGACTGCAGTTACTAATAGTTATTTTAGCCCCAATGTATTTTTATTAGGCGGTGGCAGTGCAGGCGGTGGCGGTGGTGGACGACAAGGTGCCGCTGGCGGTGGCTCTAGTACTCCACCAACATTTAACGGTCTTTCTCGTGTTGGAAGTTTAAGTGGCGGTTCTGGTGGTAATAGCGCTGGCGTCGGACTGGCTGGTGGCGGTGGCGGTGGTGGCGCTGGAATACAATCAATTGGTTCAAATGGAACTGCGGGTAGTGGAACAACCGGCGGTAATGGCGGCGCTGGCGCTGGCGGTAGTGGTGGCGGTTCTGGTGGCGCACAAAGCGGTACTGGTTCAAGCGGTTCTACTTATACCGTAGATACAGGTTGCGTTATTACAGGCGGTGCTGGCGGTGCTGGCGGTGCGGCTGGAACGGCTGGTACAAATGGCGGTGGCGGTGGCGCGGGCGGTGGCGCTAACAATGCTAGTTCTGGAATTAGTGGCGCTGGTGGTGCTGGTCTTATTTGGATTTGGTACTAAACTAAAAGAAAGGTAACAAAATGGCTACTTACGCAGTTATTGACAACGGCATTGTTGAAAACATTATTATTGCTGACTCTAAAAAAGTTGCAGAAATAGTTACAGAAAAACTTTGCGTAGAATACACAGACGAAAATCCTGCTGGTATTGGCTGGACTTACGACGGAATAAAGTTCATTGCACCTGAACCAACTGAAGAATCAACTCATCTAATCAACTGAAAATAGTTGCAGCTCTTCTAGGCTAAACATTCCCCAACAATCAAGGAGTAACAATGGCCATTTCCACACGCCAAGTCACCGTGACAACAACGCCAACACTTTTGGTTGATAACACCGCCGAAGCAGAAGAGGTTCATCTTCATGCAGCAGGTGGTCAGGCAGTTCATCTCGGCGGTGCTGATGTCACAGTTTCAACAGGATTTGAATTGGATAGCGGTGAAAAGTTAGTCCTTCAAAACAAGAACAATCCAATCTATGGAGTGACCAACAACGGAACCACTCTTGTTCAAGTGATGGCAATTGGCTTATGAGCGTTCAAGATTGGGCAGCGTTGGCAGTTTCACTTCTGACAATCGGTGGTGCATTTGTTGCCATGACTCGATGGCTTGTCAAGCATTACCTGGCAGAGTTGAAGCCAAATGGCGGATCAAGCATGAAGGATTCAGTTGCACGATTGGAACGACAAGTTGAAGAAATTTATCGCATCCTTCTTGCTCGCAGTAACTCTTAGCGGTTGCAGTTATCAAGGTTGGGTTCGCTACCCTTGCCAAGAGTTTGAAAATTGGGAAAAACCTGAATGCAACAAACCGCAATGCGACATCACAGGAACCTGCACCTCTGACCTACTTCCGGAGATATTTGATGAAACGCCGTGAGCGATACACGCCTGAAGAATTACACGCTCGACTCATTGTCAGCATCGGAATCATCCTTGCAATTGTCTTTGCAGGATCGGTTTTTTCACTCCTGTGGGCGTTGGTATTTGTGACTCAACCGATGAAGCAAGCACCCAATGATGCAGCTTTTATTGACCTTGTATCAACATTGACAGTCTTTCTCACAGGAACTTTGGCAGGGATAGTCTCTGCAAATGGACTCAAATCAAAAACAAAGCAAGGGGAGAACAATGTCAGCTCAACTCAATAAGTTTCTTGATGTGGCACGAGGCGAAGAAGGCTTCATTGAAGGCCCTGCCGATAATCAAACTCACTATCAAAAGGCAAACCAAGCATGGTGCGGAGCATTCGTCAATTGGTGTGCAAAACAAGCCAAAGTGACCTCAATTCCCAACTGCACATTCACACCGTCAGGGGCAGAGGCGTTTCAAGCAAAGGGCAAATGGCAAGATGCCGAGGTTGCCACGCCCATGCCAGGTGACATCGTGTTCTTTGATTTCCCATCAGATAATGTTGACCGGATTTCTCATGTGGGCATCGTCTTGCAGGTTCGAGATGATGGAACTGTCGTGACAATTGAAGGCAACACGGCACCTGATAAAAAGGGCGATCAGCGCAATGGCGGTCAAGTTTGCCGTAAGGTTCGCGCCTATAAGAAGAAGAATCGTGGGAAACTAAAGACATCCTTGCCTGTGTTCATTGTTGGATTCGGCAAGCCTACTTTTAAGGAGTAATGATGCTTGACAAAGTAAAACTTGAAGCAGTCGTAAAGACATACTTGCGTGCAGCAGCAGCAGCCGTTGTAGCTCTATATCTTGCAGACCCAAATCAGCCTGTGAAGAATTACCTTGCAGCAGGATTGGCAGCAGTTGCCGGGCCTGTTTTGAAGGCGCTTGATTCCAAGTCAACAGAATTTGGCAGAGGAAGCAAGTAAAAATGAACCGGGGGGAAATTTTAGATGAGGCAAAACGCCTCACGCATACTGATCGTCAAAAAAACTATGGATCACCGTATGTAAATCACAAGCGCATTGCCGACCTGTGGAGCGTGTATCTTGAAACTGAGATAACACCTTCACAGGTCGCTTTGTGTTTATGTCTTGTGAAAATAGCTCGTTTGATTGAGACACCTGACCATGAAGACTCATTTGTAGATTTGGCAGCATATGCCTCAATAGCAGGGGAGATTGAATCACGATGGAAATGATCACGCTTGTTCCAACTCGTGGGCGACCACAAAATGCAGTTGAACTCTTAGCCTGTCACGATGAACTCTCAAGTGCCTCACGCTTGCTCTTCATCGTGGACTATGACGACCCAAAGGCAGATGATTATGTCTTTGAAGTAGGCGATGATTATGTAATCACCTGCAACAATGATTCTCGCGGAATGGCAAAGCCACTCAATTATGTGGCACGCAAATACCAAGACAAATACAAATACTTCACCTTCATCGGCGATGACCACCGCCCACGCACCGCCGATTGGGATGCACTCTTAATTCAGGCATTGCAACAGGCACCGTCACTTGCCTACGGCAATGACCTACTTCAAGGCAAGCGCCTTCCAACGATGGTCTCAATGACATCTGACATTGTTGGCGCACTTGATGGAATGGTGCCACCGAATATGAAGCATCTTTATCTTGACAACTTTTGGAAGAAATTGGGCGAGGATTTAGGCTCTTTGACCTATCTTGAAGATGTCATCATTGAGCATATGCACCCGATTGCAGGAAAAGCTGATTGGGATGAGGGTTATCGTGAGGTCAATGCGCAGGAAGTTTATTCTGCCGATGCTCTTGCTTACAAGAACTATATTGAATCTGAAGCATACGAGGTCTTACTGAAGAAACTTCGCAAATGAAACAGGCAATCTCTTTTTCTTTGTATGGGTCAGACCTTCGATACTCAGTCGGAGCAATCAAAAACGCCATCATTGCTCAAGAGATTTTGGATGAGGAATATGACCTCATCTTCTTTGTCGGGCAATCGGTGCCTTCCTGGGTAATCTCAACCCTGCGCCTGTTTCCCAATGTTCGAGTTATTCAAACAGATGCACCTGAAGATCACACCGCCAAATTATGGCGCTTTCTTGCGTGTGAACTAGATTATGACTTTGTTGCCTTCCGTGATGCCGATGCTCGATTGTCTTTGCGTGAACTCAAGGCACATGAGGAATTCATTGAGTCAGGCTTAGATGCCCACATCATGAAGGATCATCCGATTGGTCACAATTACCCTATCAATGCAGGTATGTTCACAGTTCGCTCGGCACTCTTCAAGGACATTCGCACTCTGATTGAGTCTGTTGAAATCAAGGACTATTACACCCAAGATCAAGACTTCCTGAGAAATCTGATTTACCCACGGATTCAGTTCTCGTGCTTTGTTCATGACGAGTTCTACGATACAGCCGTTGAAGGCAAATCCATCCGCAAGCCATATCTGCTTGAACCTGTCAACCAGGTAAGTCACATTGGCGCAGCTTTAGATGAGAATGATAGGTTTATGTTCACCGTTGATCAACAGAAATCTGTGACTTTATCGGGTGATGATAAATACTTGTATGAGTGGGGGCAATAATGAAAATTCTTATCACAGGCGATGCCGGCTTTGTTGGGCGTGCATTTCATCGTGCGCTTGCAAAACAACGCCATGACATCACAGGCATTGACCTAGTAAATGGCAAAGAGGTTCGACATTTCTTCGCCACAGACAACACACAGTTTGACATCGTGATTCATCTCGCGGCGATTGTCGGTGGGCGAATGACTATTGAGGGCAATCCTTTGTCAGTTGCCTCTGACCTTGCCATCGATGCAGATATGTTCCAATGGGCGCTGAAAACTCGCCCGAAGCACATTGTCTATTTTTCATCAAGTGCGGCTTATCCAATCTTCTTGCAAAAACTTGCCTATCAACAAAAATTGCGTGAAATTGACATCAATCTTGAACATATTCGCACACCTGATTTCACTTATGGTTGGGCGAAGTTATCGGGCGAAATGCTTGCTTCATATGCAAGAGCTGAAGGTTTGAAGGTAACTGTGTTGCGCCCATTCAGCGGATATGGTTCAGATCAGGCGCTTGATTACCCATTCCCATCTTTTATTGAACGCGCCAAGCGCAAGGCAGACCCATTTGAAGTGTGGGGCAGAGGTACCCAGGTGCGCGACTTTGTTCACATTGATGATGTCGTTGGAGCTACATTTGCAGCCGTGATGAATGATGTTACAACAATGAATATCTGCACAGGTCGCCCAACCTCATTCATTGAATTGGCAGAAATGGTGATGTTGCAAGCAGGTTATCTTGCGCCTATCAAAAACAATCTTGATGCGCCAATAGGTGTTGAATACCGCGTAGGCGACCCGACTGGGATGCTTGAAGTATATGAACCAGAAATCTCCCTCGAAGAAGGCATTGCTCTCGCGCTTGCCAAATAAGAAATCCCCCTCACCATTGGTCGGTCATGGTGAGGGGGATTTTTTTGTCTTTTTAGGCTAAATCCACTCCATCATCGGTGCAGGTTGAATGTCTTTGACGACCTCATAGAACTTGCCTGATTCGTGCAATGATCCTGCGCCTACAACATATCCATTGTGTTTGATGTCAACGCCTTCACGCAATTTTCCCTTGAACTTAGCATCGGCAGGGGCGGTGTAATACAAATGCAAGCCATCGCCTGTTGCAACTGTGAATGTGTCAAGGTTAAGACCTTCAGTTGTTCCGCCGTTTCGGTAATCAATGTCAAAGACAACTAAGTTTGAAGGGGCGCAAGCGATGCCAATGTTGAGCATCGGTGCGCGAGTGAACCATTTCTCAATGGATTCAATGTCAGTTGTCGCTGACTTATACCCATGAGTTGCAATGGGAAAGAATGGTGTCTTTTGATAAGGAGCAACAGGCAAGATGTGCCAACCTCTTTCGGCAAAGGCAATGGCGGTTGTGGCTTTTGTCATTTGATATATCCCTTCAAAAAGTCAACAATTACTTCGGAAACTGATTTGCCTTCTGACTGTGCCTTCGCCTTCGCCTTCGCCCATACTTGATCACTGACTCTGACTGACCTGATTTTCTTTCCGACCATTACAACACCACACATTCGCTCATTGAACCCCAACACCAACCAAGAAACTCTGCATTGGGTGCATCAATTCCAACCCACCACAGATTGCTTGCAACTTGCCAAATGACAATGATTCCAACTGCAATTGCAATTGCTCGTACGCGCTTGCCACGCTTTGTAATCATTCTCGAGTTCCATCCTCTCTATATGCAATTTCTGCGTTCCATAATGGTTCATATTTTGCATCAGCTTTATCTTTAGCATCTTGAGCATCTTCGGCATAAATCCGAACTGTTTTTTCAGCAATAATTGTTACTCGATACCAATGCTTTTTTGTCATACTTCAACTCCATCCCAAGTTGCAACCTCAAACAACATTTCTGAAATGTCTAAGACACACGCATATTTGAAAACTGTTTCAGAATAATTCTGATTCAAAAAGTCTTGAACATCATCATCTGAATTCTCATACACTTCAAGCAAGTCTTGAAGAAATGATTGGTATTTTTGAATTGCTTCTTCCATTCTTCCAACTGCTTCTGCCTTTGTGAATTGTTCATCTGCTGAAATTTCATATGCGTACATTATGCATTCACCTCACTATTCAAACCGAAAATGAAACCGCCACCATTGCCTTCGGGGTCTTGACTAATTTGAATTTGACCAATCTCGCCATCCTTGAACTTGACTGTGAATGATGGAAAACCATCACCAAAATCTTCTTGATCTTGCATCCCATCAAAAGAGAGAATGGTTGCACCTACAAGGTCGCCGTAATACTTTGTGAAAAAATCGTTGCCTGTCATTATGCACCCATTTCAAAAGTGTAGTTATGTACGAATATTTTGTGTGAATCAACATCTCTTTGAACTGATGCTTTGATTGCGCCACCAGTTCTTGATTCCCAACCGCAAGAGCAAGTTACATCCCAAGCATTGTGAACAAAACCTCTGTTGTTGCGATATTTCTTTCCATCTGTTGTTACCCAAAACCACTTGATTGTGATTTTTTCTTCTGTTGGTACTAGCTTCATTTTCTTTCCTTTTCTTTGTAGGTCGTTCGCCTACAAGAAGAACAATACTCTCATCCATACGGATGTCAATACACAACACAACCAATCTTTCGGGTGTCGGACTGCCCTGTGGATAACTTCTATGCGACCATTGACCCATCTCAAAGGAAAGGGGATAAACGATGCTTTGGCTACTCATAGGGAGCGCAATCGCCATCACAGGGCTTGCGTGGGGGCTTTTAGCCTTTGAGGACAGGTTAACCTCACAGATTACACACTCAGAGGGTGGGTGGGGCTATTGATCAACCGCGACCCTCTCTTTTCGGTTCACAACTCCCTGAATGGGGATGTGGCAATCTATCTTGAAGAGCGCGATGCCAACCTTGATTTGGTCGAGGATGTCCTTGCAGCCGTTCCAATGGCACATTTGGAGTCTATTGAAAGCCTCTTGATCACAGATTTGAAGTCAGCCGATGCAGCTCGGATGATGGATAAGGCGAGGTCAGCCGTTCCTGATCTAGCCATCAAACTCGCAAGCATCAGCGAAAGCGAGGCACTTACTTTGGCTGAACAACTCATCACCGCCGTCAAGTATGCACGCGCTATGCGTTCGCAGCCTTTGACGACAAAATTGGAGTTGGTGAAGTAAGTTGGCAAATCCCAATGGTCGAAAAGGCGCACTCTTTGAAACTTCAGTAATGAAGTGGCTTAGAGAACGAGGGGTCAGCGCCGAGCGACTAACAAAGGCAGGAAGCAGGGATGAAGGTGATATTGTTTGTGTCGTTGCAAACAAGACATACATCTTTGAGTTGAAAAACCGCAAGGCGATCACACTTCCTGCCTTTTGGGATGAAGCAATCACAGAAGCACACAACTACGCATCAGCTCGTGGTTTGAAACAAACTCCACCTGCATATGTCATAATTAAACGCCGCAATGCCGGCATTGAAAAGTCATGGGTGGTTCAGGATTTAGAACAATGGCTTGGAACTAGGGAGTGAATTTCGAATACTTCTTCCCCACTTTACCTTTGTTGTTACAGGCACAATGCCGTGACATCGAAAACCCCGACATTTTCTTTCCTGAAGGAAAAGTCGAAGAGGCAAACAGTCTCCCAATTGCTCGCAGTATTTGCGGCGGTTGTATCGAACGAAAGGAGTGCTTGGAATACGCACTTGCAGAAAACATCCCATTTGGGATTTGGGCAGGAACGACACCAAAGGAGCGTGGAGTTTATGTTCAAAGAAGGCGCAAAAAGTTCGGTATCAATAAAGCCGAGACGATTCGCAGACTTCATCTGCAAGGAAGAACACCAAAAGAAATCTCAATTGCTTTGAATGTTGACCTTTCGTACACAACGCAAGTTCTTCGCAAAGCAGGGGTGAAATCAAAAGGAGAACTCCAATCACAACTCAAAACAAAAGACTTATCAGGGGGATTGCAATAATGATCAGCGTGAGTGGTTTGACATCAATGGTTGTCAATGCCGCTTTTTCGCCTCAAATTGCAGTTCCTGCATCCGTTATTTATTCAGAGCGACCACCACTTGCACAGGTTAATCCGAAGGAAGTGGCTCGTGATTTGCTTACAACTAAGCAATACAAATGTTTTTCCGCGTTGATTGGCAAAGAATCAGCCTGGAAAGATGCAAAAAATCCAACGAGTTCAGCTCAAGGCATCGGCCAACTGCTTGACTCAACCTATCGCAATCTTGGAATGGAACATTCTGAGTCTAAGGTGTCACAACTTGTGGCAACTCTCGCCTATATCCACAGGCGCCATGTGTCTCCATGCTCGGCATGGTCACACTTCCAAAAATTCAATTGGTACTAAAAAGATTCGGGGGAATTACAAGTGACCATTGAAATTGAACACAAGCGTGTCATCTTAGACGATGACATCGCTTCTTGGCTCAAACAATACAAAGATGCGTTGAGTCGCATAAAGGAATGGCAAGAAGTTGCCGACATCGCACGCTCGCACCTTGAAAGTGCATTGGGCGATGCTGAAGTTGGTATGTACCAGGGCAACGAGGTTGTCCGATGGTCATTTGTTGAATCAAGGAGACTTGATGTGAAGAAGGCACGAGAAATCCTGCCTGATCAAGTCATTCAGTTGCTTGAGATTCCAACTACTTCACGCCGATTCACAGTTGTCGAGAGTGGTGAGCAATGAGCATCATCACGCCCATCTCACCACTTCTCGACGAACCACCTTTCACACCGTATGAAGATGATGAAGAGGATGATGAATAAATGACATTCGTTGCTCCACATAAGCCTTCAAAGGTGTTGGCAGATGAACTTGCTGAAATCATTACAAAGGCAGGTCAATGGTCGCCACGCTCAAAGCAAATTGCCATCGGCCCATCTGAAATCGGGCATGAATGCTCACGCCGTCTTGCTTACAAACTTCTTGATTGGGAAAAGATCAATGAGGGTGGAAGCAGCAGTTGGAGCGCCCAGGTGGGAACGGCAATTCACGCTTACTTGGCCGAGGTTTTTGGCAAGATTGAAGGGTATGAAGTAGAGCAACGAGTCACCATTCGTTCAGGTTTGTCAGGTTCAATTGACTTATTTGATGTCAATCGTGGAATCGTGATGGATTGGAAAACCACATCATCGAAGCAAATCGAAACGCGCAGAAAAGAAGGCGCGACCAAGCAACAATTGATTCAAACTCAGCTCTATGGTTACGGCAAAGCACAGCAAGGTGCAATCGTCAACCATGTCGCACTTGTATATTTACCGACATCAGGTTCTCTTGATGAGATGCACCTTGAGATGTACGAGTACGATGAGCAGGTTGCATTGGATGCACTTGCTCGAATTGATAGTTTATACACGCTTCTTTCAACAGTTGATGTTGAGAGCAATCCGCAAATGTGGGATTTGATACCTGCCGAACCGACAAGACTGTGCAGTTATTGCCCTTATTTTTTACCGTATAGCAAAGATTTATCTCGCGCCTGTCATGGAGATACACAATGATGTGCGAATGTAACTCTTGCAAGTGCGGTCTGCTACCGACAAAGGCACTCTCAGATGGTGTCAAAGAATGGGTGGAAAACAATCCACCTGAAGAGTTAGACAACAACAACAACAACGAAAAGGGGGAACAGTAATGTTCACAGCACCAACGCAAGGTGGCGGTGATTCAGTCAAGGTCGCAGACTTGGCAGGAAAGCTGCTTATCATCACACCGACTGAACACAAGCGAGAGATCACAACGGTTCACGGAGTCACAGATGCAATTGAAGTCAACATCGTTGACCTTGATGGCGATGAGACACACAACAATATCTTGTTCTTTAACATTGCACTCAAGAATGCTTTGAAGGACAAGATTGGTCAACGAGTTTTAGCACGCATAGGACAAGGAACGGCCAAAGCCGGAAAATCGGCACCGTGGGTCTTGATTGATGCCACAGGCAATCCTGATGATCTAGCAAAGGCAAACGCCTTCATCGGCGGTGGCAATGCGAAAGCATCTGCCCCTGCCGCACCTCAAGCACCTATTGACACCAACAACTTGCCACCTGAAGTTCAGGCATTGTTGAATCAGTTGGGCGCAAAACAGGTATAACTTTCCTGTGGCTTTAATCCTTTCCTTTCGCCACGGGAACGAGGTATGGGATTTGCGTTCTTGGGGAATTGCGCAGGTGGGTTCGACTCCCACCACCTCACAAGATAGAAAACTTTGAACGGGGGAAGCAATGCCATTTTATGAATTCACTTGCGACTGTGGACACATTGCAGAAGTGTTTTTTGAGATGAATGATGACAAGAGAATTATTTGCGAAGGTTGCAAGAAGAAGTTGATGCAACGCAAGTATTCATTGGGTGGCACCATCTTCAAAGGTAAAGGATGGGGTGGCAAGTGAATGAGCTACTGCCAATCGCACTCAGGTTCTTAAAAGAAGGCATCTCTGTCGTTCCTGTCGCCAATGACGGTTCCAAGCGACCTGCCTTTGCCTGGCAACGCTTTCAAGAGGAACTGCCCAATACTGATGAATTGTTGATGTGGTTCAAGAATGGCGTTGATGGCATTGGCGTTGTCACCGGCAAGGTATCCGGCAATCTTGAGATGCTTGAACTTGAAGGTCGCGCCGTAGCTCAAAAGATACATCTTGAAATCGCAGAGATTGCCAACAACTCAGGATTGAAAGAGTTATGGGAGCAGTTGAACTCAGGATATGTGGAGATGACACCTTCAGGTGGGCTTCATTGGCTTTACAAGATTTCAGATTGCGAGGTTCCTGGCAACACAAAGTTGGCTCGCAAACCAGGTGAAGGTGGCAACGATGTGCTTGCCGAGACTCGCGGTCAAGGTGGGTTCACCATCACCGCACCTTCAGGTGGCACCACACACCCATCAGGTGGCAATTGGACATTGATTGGTGGGTCAATTGAGACCATTCCAACAATTACCATGCAGGAGAGAAACGCCCTGCACAACCTCTTTGCGATGTTTGATCAGATGCCAAAAGTTGAATCTATTCAGGCAGATGTGGTCAAGCGCGATGACTCATTCTTGTCGGCAGGTGATGACTACAACGCCAAAGTCACCTGGGAATCTATCCTTGAACCTCTTGGATGGACAAAGGTGTATTCAAAGGGCGATGCCACAGCATGGCGCAGACCAGGCAAGAATGAAGGCGTATCTGCCACCACCAACTTCAACGGCAATGACAAACTGTTTGTATTTTCAACAAGCACTATCTTCAACGCTGAATCCTCATACTCTAAGTTTGCCGCTTACGCGCAGATTGAACACAATGGAGATTTCAAACAGGCAGCCAAAGCCTTGCGTGAGAAGGGATATGGTGCCTCTCAAGAGCTGAAAACCGATTGGGCAGGGCTAGATGTTCACGCTCCATCAATGGTGCAGTTACATGATGAGAATGAGGAAGTTGCCACAAGTTCTTGGATTCCACGCGAGATTTGGAATGAGGACTTTGATGAAGAACCGCCACCATCAATGCTTCGCCGTGAGGATGGCAACTGCATTCTTTATGCAGGCAAGGTCAACGCACTCTTTGGTGAGTCTGAGTCAGGCAAGACTTGGGTGGCACTCGAAGCGGTGCGACAGGAGTTAGCAAAGGGCAACTGTGTTTTCTACATTGACTTTGAGGATTCAGCCCGTGGCATCTTTAACCGCCTTCAGACCCTCAAATGCGACATGACCAAGTTGAAGTCGTTCAAGTATGCCAACCCTGATGAACCTCTTGGTGAGGGCATCGGTGAGATTATGAAAACCGAGATTGGTAAGTTCATGCCAACGCTCATTGTCGTGGACGGTGTCAATGCTGCGATGAACTTACTTGGGCTTGATTTGGAAAAGAACAAGGATGCAACGACCTTCACACAAAAGGTTCTTAAGCCTTTGAAGATATTTGGATCAGGCATTCTGACAATTGACCATGTGACTAAATCTAAGGACAACCGAGGCAACTATGCCATCGGCGCTCAAGCAAAGCGTGCTGATATTGATGGGGTGGCAATTGCCTGTGATGTGTCCTTGCCATTTGGCAGAGGCATTGACGGAGCACTAGATTTGAAGGTCACTAAAGATCGCCCAGGCTATGTCCGAGCCCTCTGCCCTGATGCAAAGACACTCGGCGTTGCCAATATCCGAAACGGCAAGGATGGGTCAATCTCGGTGTCAATCTCAGGTGGCACCGTCGCCATCGCCTCTGCCGACTCTCGCCTTGAGTTGGTCTCACAGTTTATGGAAGCACATGGGTATGAGATGGGGTTGAATGAGATTAGAGAAAAGATTCGCAAAGAGGGTCATAAGATTGGCAACACCGAGATTTCTACAGCTTTAACATCACTTGTGATGAGTGGCAATCTATTGATGAAAGAGGAAGGACAGAAGAAATTGTTCAAGCACAAGAAAACTTTTGTGGTCAATGATGTCCGAACTCTTGAGACTTTGCCTGTGGATAACTCTTGAAAATGCAACCGCGCCGAACCGCGCCGAACTGTTCCGCTATTTTCTCGGCACACTGCCGACAACCGCGCCGACGCGCCCCCTCTTTAGAGGGGCGCGGGGCGCGGTTCGGTGGCACGCTCACGGATTGGTTATCTTAATGAATTTCAACTTTGAACCAATAAACTGCCGAGCCTGTGGAAAACTTATTTGGCGCGGTTTATCATCGGCAGGATTCGAGACAAAACTTGATACGGCTCGGCTCAACATTGCCGAAGAGATCGTGAAGATTTTGCAGGGTGCAAGAACCTATGAATGCCACAAGACTGTCGTTTCATTTGAGGCAGTCAGAAGAACTTCAAGTCGGATTGCAATGGGAATCAATCCTAACGCCATCACCCTTGCCACCCATCTATGTTCGACCATGCACCTGTTTGAAACACCTGACATGGCACCTGCCTATTGGGGCAAGCCAAAGCCAATCCAAGAGTACGAAGGAGTTCCTTTCTGATGAACTGCAACATCTGCCAACGAGCGACCAAGAAAGAGGGCGCGTGCATTGTCTGTGAGCTGAAGGTCAAGGCGTGCCTTGTCGAACTTCCTGCCCTGCAACATGAGTCAAGTGAGCATCTTGCCCCTGCAAGGACAGGATCAGGCGCGGTGAGTGCAGAGCGTTCAATCGGCATCAATGTCAACGCATTGGACTTCTCAATGGCAACTGACCTGCTCCACATCCTGCATGGGTGGGAAGTGCCGATTCGGATTGGGCGTGGGCTGACACCACCTGCCTACCTGGACAAAGAGCCAACGATTGAGGCAGAGGTGGATGCCACCTGCTCGTTCCACCTAGCACACCTTGAATACACTTTGTTTCAGCCGTGGGCAGTAGAATTCGCAGCAGATGTCTATGGTCTCCATGCCAAAGGCAGAGCAGCAGCAAAGAAGTTCTCTGAACAAGCCCGGCGCATTCCTTGTCCTAGCGATGAGTGCAAACGATTTGTTGTCATAGATGTTGAGAACTTATCTGATGAGGTCTCTTGCTTCGGGTGTAAGCAATCTTGGACAGTAGCTCGATTGGTGAAGTTGGCAATGAGTAATCCGAACCGAAAGTTCTTTCTTGATGTTGAGGCAATTAGTTTGTGGCTCAAGATAAGTCAGAGAGAGATTTATCGGATTGTCAAACGCCATGACATTGAAAAGCGTGGAAGCCTTTACAACTTCGGAGACATCTTGAAAGTGGTGCAGATATGAATGATTTGACAAAGTTGGCAATCAATTATGCTACGCTTTCGCTATCAGGTTTTGCTATCCCTGCAACAGCATATGGATTCACACAATGCTGAAGATAATCATAAACATCGGTGATGTCGCAACTGAGTTGATGACAGATCAATCACTTTCATTTGATGCCATTGAATCTTTACTTAATCGTGCAGTTCAATCAACTGTTTCCTCATACCTTTCATTACCGTCTGAGGATCGCCTTGCTGCACTTGGATTGGATACTTCTGACGATGACGATGAGGAAGAGGACTGACACAACTTCAAAGTGTCGAAGATGCAAAATAGATTTACCTCTTGATTCATTTCACAAAGATAAGCGAACACCAAATGGTCACTATGACATATGCAAGAACTGTCGAAACAAACATCGCATGATTACAAACATCACAGATGAACAGTACGATGCGTTCCTTACAGCACAAAACAATTCATGTGCAATCTGTGGGATACATACATCAGAGGCAGAGCGCGGTTTAGTTGTTGACCACAATCATGAGACTCACAAGATTCGTGGACTCTTATGCACACGATGCAATGTGGGGCTTGGGTACTATGGGGATGACACCACCAAGTTGTCAATGGCTATTGAGTATTTGATAAAGACTGATGGTATTGCCTAGACCTTGCAATGGTTGTGGTGTTGTTGTCAGAGCTGCACGATGCGATGCTTGCAAAAGATTACAAGAACGCAAAAGACCCAAGCGTGCAGATCGTGGATACGATAGCAAGTGGCATGAACTATCTCGAACGATGCGAGCGTTGCAACCTTTCTGCACAATCTGTCATTCAACTAAAGACTTAACTCTTGACCACATCAAGCCACTATTACAAGGCGGTTTGTCAATACCAAGCAATGCACAAGTCTTGTGCCGCAAATGTAATAGTCGAAAAGGTTCACAATAGCCAAGACCCCCCGGTGGCACACATGGGTACACGGCAGATTTGCAAAACAAGCGTGAAAGCGTAAC